CTTTCCGGCGGTGGAGGGCCTTCGCCTCTTTGAGGGGGCTCGGGCATTGGTATTTGTTCTATATTGGGTTGATCAGACATTTTACTATAGATCTAAGCCAGCCAATAAGTCCTTAATCTCTTCGTCTTCTTCTTTTTTATCAGCGACTGCAGCAGCAACGGGCTCAACCTTAACAGGCTCACTAGGCGTCGCTCGCCCTGGAGTTGGAGCTGATACATTTACACTAACAGGATCTTCATCCGTATCAGAAGTACAGTAAATATGCTCATTAACCATCTGCTTTAACTCATCGTAACTTTTAATAGAGAACGTATCAGCGAGCGTATAGGTATTTTCCATTACAGTCTTAATCTTCTCATCATCAACACCAGGTACTTCAGACGGGAAACTAAACTTAGACGATACATACGTAGGATAATCACCTTGCTTTTCTACTACAATCTTAAGATTACATCCATTAGGGCCAAGGTCGAAAATACGGGCACCTAGCTCAGAAGCATCGTCCCCTTCAATAGCATTAGCAATAACTTTATGTAGTTGCTTACCATACCGTAAGATCATTACAGTACCATTATTATCCGGATTAACAGGGTCGTTAACAACATAAGCATTAGCTAACCACTTTTCAGAGCGAATAATCTTACCAGCTTGCGCTTTTTCAGATTCATTACCCCGATATAGTTTATAACGAGTCTCACCAATAGGGTCACGTTCACCGAAGGTCTGCGGCGATACAGCACTTACATACTGACCAGTAGCAAAGCTATTCCAACCATGCTGAAAATAATGAAAGAACGTTTTACTCGGATCTTCGGTAAACGGTAGTAAACGTACAGTATATGTATTACCCGGCTCGGTTCTAAGAATATTAGCCGGTCCTGAGGACTTTTCCTCACTTGATGCTAAGGCACCGCGAATTGACTCAAACATTGAATTAGTTATATTACTCATACCTCTATTATATACTAGTTCCCTTCTCGTTCAACATACTTTTTAAATAAATTAACATTTTTTTTAGCTTTTGTAGAGGTTAGTAGCTTTGTTCTAATATAATCTGTTCGATATAAAGGATTAAAATAAGTTTCTATTAAATTCGGATGCTTTTTAATAACACTCTTAACTTGACTGCTGACATTTTTAAAGGAAAATAAAGAATAAATCGAGACCTTCTTTTCTTTTAAATGAAATAGAAAGCAGGGTATGCCATTTTCTTCAGCCAATAAGTATTTTTCTATAGCTATGTTTTGTTCTTTACAGAACTTATCAATAAAAACGATACTTTGCTTTATAAACTCTAACGATACTTGAGCATCGGGATTATCTAATAAAAATTTTTCGTGATACTTTTTATAAGCATTAACAGCTCTCATAGTTAGGTAGAATTCAAGTGGATGATATGTACCATCACTAACAAAATACGGAGCCTCAAAAAAAGTCTTTATATTTAAATGACTATGCTTCTTAAAGAATGATGCTAATTTAACTACAGCAGGGTAATGCTTGTGTGTTTCGAAATTATCAAAGTTATTTCTAAGTTTAAAAGGCTTACTCTCAATGGCTCGGGTTACCACTAACCATTGGTTATATATATTTTTTTCTAAATCGGTCACTATATTATAATAGCGGATTTTTTTGCCTATTCAAGTACTTTGTAACGTATTTACTCTTAGTAATAGAGGGTTCAGTTTCAATAAATTTGCTTATAGCGCCAAATTCACTTTCTTCCCCTATAATTTCGATAAAAATATCTCTTAGACGTCTATTTTCTAGTATCTTTAAAAATACAGTAGGAAAATTCATTTTTTTACCATTAAGAAGCGATACAAAAGTACAGAAAGACAAAAAAGCATGCTCGAATTCATCTGTCTCTATATTTTGTGCTGGATTTTTCATCTTTTAACTTCGCTTAGTAGCTTTGTAATATTAATTATGTTGTCGTTTAGTAAACATCCAGCAGCATCCTCATGCCCGCCACCATTTGCTATTTTACTAGCTAGTTTACCCATGCTTAATTCACAGTCTTTCGACCTTCTTAAACATACAGTTTTAGATTCTCTATTAATTAGAATAATAAAATCAGCCCCTTGTTCTTCTAATGCTCTTTCCGAAATCTCATTAGGGGCAAAAGAAAAGAATCCACCTAATACAGTATACTCTTTACCTGATACCGGTATATTACCGATATATAAAGGTTCAGTTTCAAAGTATTTGTTTATTTTATTCTCAACTAACCGTAAAGTATTCTTATGGTATTGATTAAATCCAAAAAATCCTTTACCAAAATCATCTATAAATTTTTGAACTCGATTACCGGTATAATTCCAGAAAATTTGATTGAGGGGTTTGCTGTAACTTAAATTTAGTGTATAACTATCATAATCATCCACAATTTTTACTAGAAGTTTTTCATTATCGCTCAACTTATCTTCTAAGTTTAGTCTCTTGTACATTAATAAAGTACAAGATGAAAAATCTTCAATAATAGCTTTTGCTTTTCTATATTCATCAAGATAATCAACATGCTCTGCATGATGATCAAAAACTACTACATTATCTCTATCAACTAAAGCAGCTTCCTCTTTAATATTAAGATCACATATAAAAACCTTATCATAATTTTTAAAGCTATCTTTCAGCTGCCAATTTAGTACATCATCCCGAAACTTTTTTTCTGTAGTAACTTTGTAAGTAATCTCCTCGTTAGGAAATGCTCTTAAAAGCATTAAAAGAGACCCAGCCCCGTCTAGGTCTGCATCGGTAAAAATGTGGATCTTACTCATTAACTGTACTTAGTTCCCTTTTTTATAAACTCAACCTATCCAACGCTTCGGACATCTCTCCTAAATCCCCATCATCATTATTAAGAGTTTCATCTTCATGTATAGTCAACGTTTTATAATCTATTCGCATTTCATGCTTACCGAAGTTAGCACCAAAACGATTTTTCATCATATGCAAATTTATAATATTAAGTTCTTTATCAGTATCGGACTGCGTTATACCAACAATAACATCAGCAGTAGCAGCAAGCCCTATACTCTCGCCAATAGTATCTAACCCGGGGCTATCAGTATCATAACCAGTTCGGTTTAGTTGAGTAGCGCTAATAATAGGACAATTAAACTTATAGCTTAATGCCCTTACTTCTTCCGAAGCAGATTTAATCCTCTCATAAAGATTACTACTAAGTGAACCTCTAAGTAAGTTAATATAATCAAGCACTATAGCGTCGACTTGAACTCCCTTTAGCTGCACAGTCTTAACATAGCTAGCCAATTGCTGAGCAGAAATAGTATTAGGTGGAAACTCTTTAACTAAAATTTTACCCATCTTATCCATCTCTTTAATTGCATGCTTCATTGTTACGTGTTCATCTTTTAAATCAGCAATTGGTATTTTAGTAAGATCAGATGCTAGTCTACATGAGTACATAATTTCACTCATCTCTAAAGATATGACTAGAACATTTTTACCCTTACGAGCTAAATTAGTAGCAACATTACCTAAAAATATACTTTTACCGACATTAGTTTGACCAGCAAATACATAAAATGATCTACCATTTTGTAAAAAGCCGCCGGCGAGATGATCATCCAACCATTCCCATCCAGAAGATAAAGTAGGTTCATCAACGCTAAGCTCTTTAGCTACACTTTCGATATCTTCAAATAAATCTATACCAATATCATCTTTAAGATCGATACGGCAGCTTTTTTCAAACTTTTCTAAAATATAACTCGTATCAACTTTACCTGTAGTAATATCTTCCGCTACATCCATCATAGTATGGTAGATAGCTCTTTCCTTAAGATATCTTTCTGTATTTTCTAGAAGCTCATCGCTATTAAGATTTTTATCTAACTGATCAAACGAACCAGCTACAATCTTAAACGCATTCTTTACTTCATCATTAATGAGATATGTCTTAAGCTCAGTAACAGTAGGAGGTACTCCTCGCTTATCATAAAAATCTTTAATGATAGAGAATATAATTTTTATATTTTTATCAGCTATAATATTAGGTTCAATATGACCTATAACATCAGCTAAGTATTTTTCATCAGTCAAGCTTTTATAAACTAAAACCTTTTCAAAGTAATCTAAATCTATTTTTTCCATTTTTTAATAAAATATTCCTGCCCTTTATAAAATTCGCTATTAGGGTTCGTTAATCCCGGGCTCGTATGTATTATAGGTATATCTACTATACCCATTATAACACCTTCTTTATTACATTCAAGGCAAAAATCTAAATCATAATAATGAAATTTGGAAGGATATGATTCATCAAACTTTACAGTATCTGGAAGAGTTTCAATATTAATACCGATAAAAACCCCGTCAATAAGTAAACACCGACTAGGAAGAGGCCCAAACGAAGTGTATCGGTACGAGGTTTCCGTTCCATGTGCGACTGACCCTCTTTGATCTTCACGCTTGGACATAAGATGCCATAAAGCCGGGTTGCTAATCTTGCAGGTTGTCGCACCAGCCAGTCCAAAAACTGAAAACTTCTCTGAAGCATTAACCAACCGAGTACGAAGATCACCCGTATTAATAAAGACATCGTCGTGTACAAAAACAGCAATATCAACACCGTTAGATCTAGCATCTCTAAGGAAAGAGTTGTAACATTCTTGTAAGCTTTTTGTATTATATTCTTCATAATGTGTTGGGTAAACTACTCCATCTACTAAACGTAATGCTTTATCTAATGATTTATATAGTTGGGTATCTTCTTTTTTTCCTTTGGTAGCTGTATAAATTTTAATACTTTTCATATTCGTTTCTATCATCCATTTTAGGACGCGTTTCTCTATTCTCAATCATACACATAATATTCCATAGCGCTGCACCTAAATGATCCTCGCTATTATCGCCTTGAAAGTCCTGCATAAGGTGCCTCATTGCGCTGTCGTAAAGTACAGAATGCTTCATACCTTTGCGCCAGTTATTTTCACCGTAAGCTTCAGCCCCTTGAAGGTATCTTTTCATTACAGCATTTAAAGCTGTATGAGGTACTAAACTCATTCGCAATTTACCTTCCGCGTTGTCTCTTTGTGCACCAGTATCAAATTGACGGGGACTACCTGTTGTTTTTAAATCTTCCATATATTCTTTAAAATTAAATTCTTTCTCCATTAATAATGTTTTTTTGTTGTTAAAAAATCAATCCATAAACTTAACGATATTCTTGCACACGATTCGATAATACCTTCAACGCTCTCATATACATTTGGCAATCTTTTACTTCCGATTATCTCGCCTTCATCTACTTCTGGTATTACTTTATGCAGAACGCACCCAATAAATCTATATCGCTCTTTACTTAAAAAGGCTCTTGCTTGCGGGTCTTTACCTTTTAGTTCGGGGTAGTCAATTATATACCCGGGATGACCGTTATATACTTCATACTCTTCACATATCTCCTTAGGTAGTATATTTAACCATCCATGAAGAGTTATAAAACAAGATTTAGGGTCACCGAAACATTCGCGAAGATACTTTACATTTTTTACTTTTACTTTTGGTATTTTATTCCTAATACCTTTATATCTTTTTAATATTACAGGATGAATTTTTTCTTCGTCTTTTTGATCATAAAAAATCATGTCAGGTTCAAACCCATTTGCCATAATCTTAGCTACTTCAGAGCCAGTTTGTGAAAATAATGCTATATGCTTCATAATGTTAAGAAAGGGGAGTCAGACACAAAACCATCTACAGCTTCAAGCCCTTTATTTGTATATTCATAAATAATTCCTTCAGATACTTCTTTATAGCCGGTACCTTTAATAGATGATACGTTAGTTCCCTTATGAAAAAGAGTACTGCCCTGCCTCGCCACGTAAATGTTATTGCTATTAGTATTATATAACCACAACGCAAACGTACCTTTTAATAATTCTAATACAGATGCGATATTAGATACTTCGTCTGCCTTATCGGTAGGGGGGCCAACCATATAATCATTTTCAGCTAATAAAGTAGGTATAATGCTGCTATCTACTTTATTACCATGTGATGGTAGATGATCGTTGACCAGATCTTCATAATTTGTAAGAACGCCGTTATGAGCTACAATCCAGTCACCATATAAAAAGGGATGCGTCGTATTTGCATGCCATTTTCTTTCACTACTAGTAGGTGCTTGATTATGGCCTAGATAAAAATAACTTTGATCTTTACTTTTAGGTAAAATTCGCTTATTCCAATCAACGGTCCCTTTAAATTTTGAAATATCGTAATTATCTGTATCTTTATTAACCCATACCATGCCGGTAGCGAAATTACCACGCTCTCTATTAGCCTGTTCTAATATTTCAAACGTACTAAGATCATTACTACAATATATACCGCACATACATTTATTATAGTAGAAATATGTCAAAAATCAATAAATATTATTATGAATTTTAACTCATGGACTACTAGACAATATATAACTGAAAATACTCATCAATACCTTTCAGAGGATGTTATAGAAGAAAGCATTGCAAAAACGCTTAAGCCTGTAATGAATAAGATGAAAAAGTTAAATATTGGATTACCTTATAGAGACGCTCGTATATTCTTTTACAACTTTCTTAAAGATAAGCATCCTGAATTAGTACCTAATATGGGTAACAAGAAACCATCTGCAAAAGATGTTAATGCATTAGTTGGTCAAATTGCTATTGATCATCCTGAAAAGTTTGAAAAGTTCGGCGAAGAGTTTGATTCTTATGCTACTGAGAACGTTGAAGGTACAGATGAAGATAGAGTTTCACAGTTTTTAAGAGTTGCTATGATTCTTAGAACTGGTAAAGGGGTAAGACCTAAAAAAGATCAAGGTTTTGTTAAGAAAGAATATAGCGGTCTAACATCTCAAGAAATTAAACAAGCTACAATGGATGCAGTTAAAAAGGTACCAGTCGATAAAGGTGAAGATGCTGATGTTCAAGATGAAAAATTACTTTTAAAAGCTGCTTTAGCTAAAGTTTTAAACCAAATGGCAGAGTCGGAAGATATTGATCCAAAGATCATTGAAAACATTACTACAGTTGGCGGAAAGATCGACACAGTAGATAAATTTAAAAAGTTTCTCGATTATATGAACAAGTATGAAGAATATAATGTTGCAGAACAATACTTGAGAGGCATGCTTGAAGTTATTGAAAAGAGTTTAGCGGAAATGGGCGAGAATGAAGAAGAGCTTGATGATTTTATGACCGGTCCGCAATCGGATGAAAATATACCACCAGAATATGAAATGGATATGCAGTCAATAATGGCTGGTAAGTTTCCAGAATCTAAGCATACTGGTGGCGGTGTAAGTTCAAAAATGATTTTAAGAGCTGCGGAAAAATTAGCTGAAGCCTTATCACAACTTGAAGGTCAAGAATTTAAAATTCATGACGGTACTCTTGATGCGACCGGATTTGATTTAGATACAGAAAAGGAAGGGGCTTATGCCGGTGGTACATATACCGTAAAAGATGATGGCTCTATTGTTAATATGGCGTTGCCTCACAAACCTGTTTACGGATTCGTAAATGATTCAGTAGATGATATTATTGAAACTATTAAGACTTTAAAATTATCAGATGAAGATGATAATGATCAATATGCACCAGAAGATTCACCAGAAGATGATAACCTCGGAGAAATGGAGCCTCTTGAAGATGGGCCAGATGGAGGCGAAGAAGAAGCCGGGGAAGACCCAAAGCCAGATTATCTAGATATGGATGGAGACGGTGATAAGGAAGAATCTATGAAAAAAGCAATAGAAGATAAAGAAAAAGAAAAAGAAGAGGAAGAGCAAATAGCTTTATCGCCTCAAGAGATTGCAAGACAAATGCAACAGCAGAGACAAAACGAGATGCAAAACTTCTATAGGCAAGAAAGACTTAATCGCTACGGTTACTAATATCTTTACAGTTATTAGCTTTATATACTTCTTCTAATTTTTCTTGTTGTTTGTATACTAACGGGTCTTTAAGACCGGCCTCAACAAATCCTCTTAGACGTAATGCGCTACTTGCGGACTCCGCGTCGCATGGATACTCTCCAGAATAACAAGTATAGGTCAAACCAAAATCAGCATTTAACTTTACTCCTTCTTCGATTATTTCCTTTTTAGACATTTTAATAAGAGGAGCTTTAACTGTAATTCTATTTTCTCTATTTAAAGCAGTTACATTATTAATCTGCTCAACAAACTCTTGCGAGCCATCCCAGTATCCAGCTAAACTATCTGCTTGAGCTGCACCGTACCAAACTTCATCAGCTCCTACAGCTTCAGCATGAGAGCAGATCATACTAAGAAACATTAAATTACGAAAAGGTACATATGACTTAGGCTGAGCTTCACCCATAACATCTTTAACATTTGGCGTATCAATATCATCATTAGTTAATGACGATGTAGGGGCTATATCTTTAATAAATTTAGTATCTAACTTAGTATTGTAAAATTTTACTTTATCGTAATGCTTTTTAACATGAAATAGTTGGTCTACCACTTTATCTAGCTCACGATTATGCCGTTGATTATAATCAAAAGTAACAGTATAAACTTCATCAGCTATTTCAGCTGCTTTATGTAGCAATACAACAGAGTCCATTCCTCCGCTTAATGTTATTACAATTTTTTTAACCATTTTTCTTACGATTATTTTTTATTGCTTTATCAATTTTAGGAGTAACCATTACACCGACTACTTCATTATATACCATTTTACCGCTCGATCGTCCCATTATTTTTCTTTTAGTAGGATTAGCAGCTCTGATATCCGCACCTTCTTTTACTTTTTTACTCATACTTTATTATAGAAATGTTCCCATATTTTTTCAAAATAGTAGTGCATTATTGTCAATGTAATAGATATAACAAAACCAAAAAAAGTAGCATGCCAATCTCCAAACCATAACCTGCCAAGTAATGTACAGAAAACAATCGACAATACCCGCCATACAATGACTTTAATAAACGCTTCATCTTCATATAATTTTTTTTTCATATTATGATTCAAATGATTCAAGATCGGCTACTTCGTCTGGTATGATTTCTTCACCACTATCAGAATTATTACTATATTTCCATTCCTGCTTAACCTTCTCTTCTATTACAGGAATAATTGTTTTGTCCCAAAGTTCTGTATCGTCTTTCCACTTACTATAATATCCAAGTTTATCTCCATTAGGTAGTTGGTATGTTGATCCTGTTTGAATTACAACACCTAACCCGACAGCTAAATCTAATAAACCAAAATACTTGTGAAGACCTTTATCGAATGATAGGTACATCTCTCCTTGCAAATATTGTTTTACAAAACGATTTTTTACAGTCAAAGCTCTTAATATTACACCAGAATAATTTTTCTGCCCTACAGCTAACTTACCATCAGTATTTTTATCTTCTTTAACTGGTTTACGAGCTAATTGAATAGTTACAGAAGGTAGATAGACAGTAGCGGTACCACCAGGCATTGCTTTAACTAATGATGGAAATAATGCTGCAGGATCCTCATAGATATGATTAGTAGCAAGAATAGTAGTTTTAGTTAGACCGGATAATTGAGTACAAGTTCTGAGAAGGCTCTTCATAGCTTTAGCTCTACTACCCATATCAGCACTTACATTACCTTTATCCATTCTGCCAATCTGTAATTGACTTTCCATATTACCTAAAGAGTCAATAGCAATAATAAATTTACCTTCTTGACCTTTTTCTTTTACCTTAGTTAAAAAATCATATATAGTATTTCGGCATTCTTCAATACTAAAAACAGGTACATATTTAACTTTGCTTGTATCGAGTCCTAACGCAGCAGCACCGTCTTGATCAATAGCATTTTCACTATCGAATATAACAGGTATTAGTCCTTCTTTTTGAGCATTAGCTAGAATTTTTTGAAGTATAAATGACTTACCAGTCATACTCGGACCAGCTAAAAGTGTCATTCTATTTTTTGGTATACCTCCAAAAAGAGACCCGGAAACTATTCCGTTAAGTACCATCGAACCGGTATCTAACCAACCATCAACATTACTGATTGCGCTTTCGTTTAAAAAAGAAGCATAAGGATTTTTCTTATCAATTACCGATAAAATATCGTCTATATCTTTACTCATACTATTATTATAGTATATCGTTCGTATCTTTCAACAGTTTTTTTATCTTATTTGAAATATAATTACTCTTCCATTTATATTCTTCAAAAAACTCTTTCCAGCTAACCATAACTTCGCGAACCAATTCGAGCTTATCATTGTTTAAATTGTCTTGGGTTTTTTCCCCGTACTTTATTGCTTGTATAAATGCGTTATTAATAACTTCAAAATCGGTTAAGTCAGATACCTCCCCTGCAGGGGGCT